ATAGAATGTAACGATATAAAAAAAGGCGCTTGCATGTTTGACACATGTAAACATATAGCTATATAGTATTGATTCATTAAACAAAGGAGCATAAACAATGCAAACAACAATTGAACCAACTGATTATATTGGCCAGCAGGCCCAACTAATCGCTATCAGATACTTGGCAGAGAAAGAGCAGCAGCGCATTAATAGACGACAGAACCGGTACTTTTACGCAATGGCAGGACTAGTAGTTGTGTCCTATATAGGCGCAATGACCTTTTACTTCAGTTGATAGCATAGAGCGCATTAGCAATAGTGCGCTTTTTAGTACCAACTACACAAACCAAAGAGGAAATACCATGGAATACATCAAAAACGATTACGAACTAAAACAACTCGCCCTCGACATCGCCCTTAATGCGATTGAGGAAGTAAAGAATCACGGTGGCGATCATTACGAACTAATCGATCAAGCTGCTGCAAGTAGTGAACACGCCATCTACACCTACAAAGCAATCATGCTATGCGCTCACTGCTGCACTGCGGATGCCGAGGCAATGCTAGACGATGCAAGCTACAGATTCGACTCATTCGCCCATCATGCAAGCGTATTGGCTGAAGTAACTATTCAAAATGCGGCCTTGCAGGAATTTTACGAGCTAGGCGGGGAGGTGGCGGCATGAATATGCACATGTTATATGGCCGCTTTTGCGTGTCCTACAATCTAGCCAATAGCGAATGGTGGGTGCAAGATAGATTTGAACACATGGGCACTTACAGCAGATATTCGCAAGCCCTTATTGCTATAGACAGTCGTATGACCGAGTATAGAATAGGGGTGGCATCATGAAAGTATTAAACCTATATGCCGGATTAGGCGGAAATCGTAAACTTTGGGAGGGCTGCGAGGTTGTAGCCCTAGAAAGCCACGAAAAAATAGCTGAAGTCTATCAACGCTTACACCCTAAGGACACAGTGATTGTCGGTGATGCCCATGAATACCTACGCCAACACTTTAGAGACTTTGATTTTATCTGGTCTAGCCCTCCATGCCCGACACACTCCAGAATGGCAAAAGCTACGCGCCACAAAAACCGCAACTATCCCGATATGTCTCTGTACCAAGAGATACTATTCCTCCAGCACTTTTACAAGGGCAACTGGGTTGTTGAGAACGTAAAACCATTCTATGATTTTTTAGTCCCGCCTACTGTCACGGTTGGAAGGCATTGTTTTTGGTCTAACTATGATTTTCATGCTGAGGATGTCAAACGCCCTGACAACTTTATCAATCTGGCTAATCTGGCCGGTAAACGCGCTTTAATGGATTGGTTAGGCATACACTACCCAGAGAATATATATTACGAGGGGAACCACTGCCCCGCGCAAATCCTTAGGAACTGCGTACACCCCAAACTAGGGCTGCAAATATTCGATCAGTTAAGCTACTTATAGCTAGGCAAGGGTGATCCTTACATCCTATGAGAGCGGGTTGGCCCACCGTGCCGAAAACGGGCCTTCTAGCCTCCTTTTTAGGGGGCTTTTTAATACCCTATGGGTAGGTATAGGGTAACCACTTAATCGCCTTTAGAGAGCACTACAGTGCGTTTTTTTCGGTACTTATGAGCCTAGATAGATACCATTGGGCCTTTTGTAGTGATTCAACACCGCCCTTTTGCTGATACCGCCATAGGTACTTGATTGCGCACGCCTTACAATGGCCCGCGAATGCTTCCTTGCTCATGCTTGCCTCAATCGCGTCGATACACTCGATTTCGCCCTGATAGTGAGCGGGGTGGTTGACCATATCAGTTAGCGGGGTAGAGCTAGTCGTGGCTGCGCTAGTATTCCCTGCCAGGGCGCTTTTTTCTACTGTAGAAACTGGTCTTGGTTCAATAGCGGGGTGTTTTTTCTGCAATTCTTTCCAATTACTCATTTTTGCCTCCGTATTTTCCGCGTAGGTAATCCAGGCTGACTGGCATTTCATCGAATGCGCCATCATGTACTTCGTGCAACATCCAAATTCCCCTCCATGACAAGTTATTGTGCGGGGTAAGGTAGTCTTCATCGTGCTGGTAGAAGATGCCAGCAAAGATACCCGTCATACGCTGACCATCCGCACGCCTTGCAAAGCTAATAGCCCTATCCTGGACATGGCCTTGCACCGTAGACATATGCATCTTGTTAAGCATCAAGGTGGGGTTAGCTACTGGCCTACCCATTATGCCGCTGGTAAAGTAGTGCTGATAGGCAATGTTATCTATAACGCAACACTCCAAGAAGCCATAAACCTCCCATCCCATCTCTTCTAGCTGTAGGTCTTTAAAACCAATTAGCCCATCTAGTTTTGGGTCTGAATTTGCGGCTCTGGCTATACGGTTCTCATGATTCCCAAGGGTAAACACCATGCGAGGGTTCCATTGTTTCTTTTTATCGTGCTTTAGTTTGGCTTGTTCCTGCCTGATAGGCTCTAAAAATACTTTCATTGCCGCAATCCCTGCCTCAATATCTGCAATATACCTTCTTCCTTCGTAGCCCTTGGTCGCGACATCAAATGATGACAGAGATTCCATGTCCCACCAGTCCCCTATCATTACGATAACATCAGGCTTTTTATCTGCCGCGTACTGTCCTGCCCAGTGCAAATGATCATTAGGCTGGCCAGGTTTGACTTGTGTGTCTGGGATAATGAGATGCTTCATGCTTTTCTCCATAAAAAAAGCGCCACTAAGGGCGCTCTAAATCGTCTTTCGCTACTGCGCATAGCCCACAGATCACGAATATTATCATATAAATTAACACTTTACCCACCACCCATAACCAATGAGCCGTCATTATAGAGACTCTGCGGATGGTCACAAATGTATTAGCCTTATTCATAACATGCCTGTAGGTAATGGCCCGTTGCCGCCACGGGTGGGCCAGACCCGATCACAGGTCGAGGGAGACCCTGGCTAAAACGGAATATCTTCTGTGATTGGGGCAGGGGCAGCGGTAGACTGTGGTGCTGCTCCATCGGTATAAAATACTTTCACATTCCCCAGTATGGGTGGGCGTTCCTCACCAGCTTCGCGTTCTTCTTTGCTTTGAGACTGGGCGATGAAGCCATTGTTCTCATACTGATCCTGCTGGTCAGTGTCGATGAACGTGGTCATGTTTAGATACCGAGCCTCAGTGCCATCTTTTTTAGTGACTACAGGGCAGCGGGTTAGGTCTAATTTTTTAAGGTCTAGCGATACTGATACACCTATCTTCATTGCAAATTCCTCACTTCGGAAATAATTTCTGTTACGGCCAGTATAACCTGTTCGGCCAGATTCTTAATAAACTCCTCATCACGCTCAACTCGAACGATGAAAGGGTCTTTCTCAGGGTGGTAGCTCATAAATTCCCACCAATCACGCTCCGTGATCCACATACAGCCTTGGACTTGAGCATAATGTTTAGTAGGGCAGACTCCCTTGTCGCTCCACTTGTCATGGTTACTTGGTGCTGGGCATTTAATCTCTATGCCACCGTCCTCACCTATCAACCCATCAGGACTGCAACCAAACTCACCACTGTTATCCAGTATAAAACCTACTTCCTGCACTTCATTGTCAGTGATCAGGGTGTATAGGTTACGGGCATCAGGCTCAAGTTCATTACCCCTTGTCATCCACTCTGTCACAAATACAGGGGCAGACATGCCAGATATTCTTTCGATAATCATAGCGTTTATGTACCCATCAGCAGAAGAACTAGGCTTGCCATTAGACTTAATTAACTTGTGGAACTGACTGGCGCTAGGTCTTCCTAATCTAGCCGCCAGCCATTCCTGACTACCCTGTTCAGCTTGCAGTATTTGCATCAGCTTTGCGCTTCAGTGCTGACAGTGCCTGATCAAACTGCACCGCCCTCATTTGGTCAACAGTGCTGCACTTGAATACCTGACAGAACTTCTCCACATCTGACTCGGTAATCTCCAGCAGAGACTTGAGTTGTGCTGCTTGCTCGCTAGTCACAACAGCATCCTGTACTGCTGCTGGCAAGTCTTCACCGGCATACAGGTAGATGCCTAATCCATGCATGGCGATTGCCTTCACCAAGCATCTCATACGCGCATCAGATATGTCCCTCGCTGTAGGCAACACGATAGCCTTGTTCCGGTTATCCATTACTGGCAGCCACATAGTATGTGTTGCACCTTTGACGGTGACAGACACAGAGACTTCAACTGTATCGCCACACAATGTCATCGGATCGCTAAACGTGTAAGTCGAGTCGGGGTAATGCTCCATCAGCGTTTGCCATGCCCATGCCCACGATAGATAGGATAGGTTGCCCTTCTTCTCGACATGCTTGCTACAGTCGATCGCTGACAGAGTCTTCCAGACGCTCATGACTTCACCTTCCAGATGCGGTAGCCTTTCTTCTCAGCACGTCCAACAGCCTTGAAGCCTTCACAGATGTCCACATAGTAACGGAAGTAATGACCTTCTTTGTGGTCTTTAAGCAGCACAGAGTCGCCATGCCGCATCTTCTTGGCAACAGATTTAGCGTCAAGAACGCCGGGGATTGGGATTTTTTTATCAATTTTCATGGTTATTCTCCTAACATTTGGTTTATTGTTTTGAATGTGGCGCATTCAGCAGCAGCGTATGCGTCACCATATCCTCGCTCATACTCCTCAGAGTTGTCGAGAGCCTCATACCCATGTATATAGTCGAATTCACCGCGCTCATAATCAGTCATGTTGTCGTAAAGAGATTGCAGAACGTGGTCATTGTCGTCGCACGGAGAGCCAGTGCGTTGGGGGGATTCGTAGTTAAACATAGTCTTTCCTCTTTGTGTGTGTGCTGCCTATTTTACATAAGTTGTTACGAGATGCAAACTTTTGTTGTAAATTTATTTTATGATGGCTATGATGCAACCTCACTCAACAGGAGAATAAAATGGACATCAATAGATCAATCAATCACTTTATGGAATCCCAGCAGTTTATTCAGGCTGATCTCAGCAGGGAGTCAAAGCTGCACCCCTCAACCATTAGTTTAATTAGGAACGGCCACCGTTCACCAAGCTGCGCCACACTGCAACAACTAGCTGATATGTTTGGAGTCAAGGTATCAGAGTTTATCGCGGCTGGTGAGTAATGGACAAGCCATCGTACTACGCCATCCTGACTGCGGATGTCAGGTATGACAAAACCTTGAAGCCGCTGGCTAGGCTCTTGTTTGCCGAGATTACTGCGCTGTGCAACAAAGAAGGTTACTGCTGGGCCAGCAATCAATACTTCGCTGATCTTTATGAAGTAGATAAGACAACTGTTAGCGGGTGGATAGGACAACTAAAGACCCGAGGATACCTTACCGTACAACTTGAGTACAAAGAGGGTAGCAAGCAAATTCTTAATAGGTATATGAAAATTAATGGGGAGGGTATAGACGAAATAACCAAGACCTCTTTCCAAAAAGATGTAGACCCTATTGACCAAAAGACCAAAGGTAATACTAAAACTAATACTAAAACTAATATTACAGTTAATAATGTAGATGATTTTGATTCATTCTGGAAATTCTACCCACGGAAGGCAAGCAAGGAGGCAGCAAGAAAGGCATGGGAAAAGCTACGACCTGATCAGCATATCATGCAGATGATCCTTGATAACGTGAAAGAGAGGGTTGAGAAGGGTGAATGGAGAAAAGATAACCAGTCATACATCCTTCATGCCAGCACATACCTGAATCAGAAGCGTTGGGAAGATGAAGTTCTTGACCAGCAAACACAAAAACGAACCAACCCTGAGTCTATTAAGTCAGTGTCTGTCATGGACAAACTGGCTGATAGATCATGGGCAGATTAGGAGAAGATGATGATCACTGAAATCACTAAGCAGTACAATGGCGGCAACAAGAACCACCGTAACCGCAATGCTGCCCTGATCAAATACATTGGGCACGAAAACAAGGACTTGGTTAACGGGGAATATTATACCTACCGAGAGCTAGGTAACGCTGCTGGCGTATCTGTCCATGCAATTAAGAACCGTATCAACAGCGAGATGATTAACTACCCAAAGGGTACACGGGTTGCCACTGACAACACTGTCAGACCAAAGCAGGACAAGCCTTTTGAAGAATGTCGCGCTGGCAGCAAGAAGCACAGAGAGATGAGACTGAACCTGCCGCGCTGCGAAACCCCAAGTGAGGCGCTGATGGCTAAGTGGCTGAGTAGGAGGTTGTAATGGGTGAAGCATATACAGTAAACAGCGAGTCCAAGAAGGAATCGTTCAAAGAGTTTGTCGATGAACTGTACACAAAGAAGCCGTACATCACGTTCACCTACCAACATGGTAAGCCACGCACCCCCGCACAGAACAATGCCATGCACGTTTTCTGCCAGCAAATAGCAGATAGGTGTAATGCAGCAGGGTACTGGTACACGGTCAGTAGTCCGATACTCAAGGCAGACATCGAGACTCCGTGGACTAAGGAGAGGGTGAAGAAGCTGATGTGGATGGCCGTACAACAGGCTATGTACCCTGATACCACGTCAACGAGAGACTTAACCACTGAGCAAATGGTTATGGTTGCTGATACACTTGCGCTGCACTTGAGTGACAAGCACAAGATTTACGTTAAGTTCCCTACTAAGGAAGACATTGATGGCAATAAGACGAGACGCGGCTGACAAATGGTTTAGTGATGTAGTCAGGAAGAAGGCTGGCTATGTTTGTGAACACTGTAACAAGGCTGGTGCCAGGATGGAGTGCGCCCACATCTATGGTAGAGCAGCTAAGTCTGTACGCTGGAGTATGGATAACGCACTGTGTCTGTGCCACTACTGCCATATGAAGTTCACCGCTGACCCCGTTGAGTTCACCGCATTCTGTGTGGATAAGTTTGGGGCTGGACACATGGAGATGCTGCGAGAGAAGTGGAATGTACTGATGCCTACCACTAAGAAGTTACGCGCCGAGATAGCCAAGCACTACAGGGAGGAGTACAAGAAGCTAGATGAGGATGAAAATTACGAGCCAATATCGTATAATTGACAACTAAAAATTGGAGACTGTTATGTCTACTGGATTTATAGCTGAGTTAATACGCAAGTGTGACCACAACCAACTGCCTGATCACAAGCAGACACTGTTCAACATCATAGAATCTGTGCTGTATCTGGATGCCAAGAGAGCTGATGCCAGAGAACAGCTAGACCAACTTTGGTCTGACATTGAGGCAGAGATAGAGTTACTAAGTGAACCACTAGATGAAGAACAATTAGGTTTGCTTAATCCTACATTTGATGTAGAATAGATTTACGTTGCTTCGTTGACGTTAGTGTAGACCTTCTAGGGTTCACACTCCCTCAGATGTCGGATTGCCGTCCGATGTTTGGATTAAAAAGCCCTGCTTGCATTCGGGGCTTTTTTTTGCCTGACGTTTAATGTAGACTAACAGTGTCCTTCGGGATAGGAAGTCGTTATTTAAGTTCAAAATTGTGGTTTTCCCTACTTGGCCCTAGCTTATGCTGGGGTCTTTTTTTTGCTATAATCACGGGATGGCAAAGAACATAGCTAAAGGTAAGATGTCAGCAGCATACTGGGCCAACAAGAGTAAATGGTAATGCCACAAGGTCTATACGCTAACATACATGCTAAACGTAAGCGCATCAAGGCAGGGTCTGGAGAGAAGATGCGTAAGCCTGGTACTGCTGGTGCCCCTACAGCTAAGGCATTTAAGCAATCAAAGAAAACCGCTAAGAGTTTGATGCGTTAATAGCACCAGATAACAGGCATTGTATCTCTGGTGTCTACATGGATGAACGTCTTAGCAACACCTATACCATTAAATCCCATTGACTGCGCGTGTTTGATTATCTCGTAGGCTTCGTTACCAGTGTTAATCTTAATATCCGCAGCGATGCCCTGAGCGTGAGTACCTGGCTTGGCCTTACGCGCCTCGATACTATGGGACGGATCGCGGTATCCCGACGTAATAATGAATGGGAAGCCGCAAACGTGGCGTAGTGAGTCGATTGCCCACAGGAACTCATCTGACATCTCATTGTTACCAGTCTCCTGACAATCAAAGTCTGATCGGTTGAAGTATCTCATCGCTCCCGCTGTACGCCCTTGGCCTTCTCTACTGTTCTCATAGCACCTAGCCCTAACATGCCCATCAATACAGGCATCATCTCAGACAGGGCAATCAGGGGTATAGCTACGGTAGAGTTAGCGAGTGCTAGACCAAAGTTAGTCATGGGGATTATGATAAAGTTACCAGCCATACCAGCAACACACACCCAGCCAACAGCAGGTCTCCAGCCAGCCACAAACATGTTCTTGTGTGCAGCCTCAACCTTGTTAACTTCAAGCTGGCCCTTTGCCAACTCCTGTGCATGGCGCTCTGCCATTGTACTAATCTCATGGGCTAAGGCATTCTTAGCATCCTTATCCTCGATGAACTTGTCTAGTAACCCTGATACTGGGCCTATCAATGCTTGCAACATTATTGTATCCACTTAGCTACTGCAAATATAGAGATGATCATAGGGTACATCATCCACAGCATACGCTCCAGTTTATTAAACCTTTGTGCGCCATCATCAAGCCTACGTTCGATGTTGGAATAGCGTTCAGCACACAGAGTTTCATGCGCCTCCATCCGGCTAATAGTATCTTCGGTCATGTTAGAATCCATAATGATATATAGCAGCAAGCACTGCAATCAGCAGCACTACACCAACCGTGTGTTTGATTAAGTCTTCCTTCTTAGACTGTTGCCTAAGAGTTGCTAGTCGCTGCTTCTCTAGCTTCGCCTTGTGCTCACTCAGGGATCGATGCTGAATGGCAAGCATATCCCTCCACACTTCCCTTGGCGTTATCTTCTTTAGTTCCTTCTCACGCTCCCTAATTGCGTTCTTAGCCCATGCTAACTCCAGGGCATCCTCTTGCGTCAGTACATGATCACCAGTCTTAGTAGCTTCCTCAATAGTCTCTACGGCAGCCTTACTCTCAGTAAGAGAAGTAAACAGTCCAGACAAATCAGATAGGTGTGACCCTGACTCCTTAACTGTTTTGATGCCAGCGTTAAGAGTTTTGAGGACACCTACTACTGCGGTAATCTCAGCAATCATTCAACTTCTACCCACTCGCCTGCATCCTCATCCCAGACATATGGCCCTCTGCCATCAGGATAAGCTACTGGTGGCTCCCAAAGACAGCTATCGTCGTTCAGCGTCCAGCTTGGGTAAGGCTGTGGTGCGTAGAATGCATCACGATCTGCGTCATATACATAGCCTATACCTGCAAAGTTTTTCCGCAAGCCAGCTTTACCTGACGGCACAGGTCTGATGTCAGTAATCTCCTCGCCACCTATAGTTTGCGTGTGCTCCTCGTAGGTGTAATGCACCCCACCTCTTGTGTTGTACGATGTCTGTACCCAAGTGCCTTCCTGCGTATCTACAAAATCCTGTTCGGCAACAATCACTCGTTGGACAATGCCGTCTACTACTTCTGCAAAATGTGCCATGTGCCCTCCTTAGTTTGGCGTGAATGTGCCAGATGAATTAAACGTGTGATAGGTGTAGCCGCCAGATGATGTGATGGTTCCACCGGATGCCGCAGTGTCTCCTGCATATCTGATAATTACTACTCCAGACCCGCCTGTACTTGCAAAATAACCCGATGGACTAACTGAATAAATTGAGCTACCACCGCCACCACCACCCGTGTTGGCAGTACCATTCTGTCCAAAGCTATAAAGATTCTGTTGATTGCCTGTCCAGTAGGTTCTATAACCGTTACCACCGCCTCCAGTGCCTCCGGCTCCCACCTGAAAGTTACTGTTAGCACAAGTGTGGAGGTTTTTCATTCCATGACCACCGCCACCGCCTGCGTAGGTTGTTCCGTTTAACCATTGCGTACCGTTGCCACCGTCACCGCCTTTACCAGCACAGTTTATTTGCGAGGCATTCCCACCAGCCGCGCCAGCACCGCCACCGCCACCGCCTGCTTGGAAGTACGCAGGGTGGGCTGTAACAATAGCGTTTCCTCCAGCATTGCCTTCGCCGCTGACTGATGCACTGCCGCCTGATCCAACATCCGTGGCTCCGTAGCCATAGGGAGCGCCGCCGCCGCCAGAGCCACCTGAAGTGCCGTTTGCCGTCCCTGAGTTAAGCCCTATGCCGCCAGTACCACCACCCGCTGTCGCGGCTACACTACCAAAAGAACTTGGCGATCCGTCCTGCTGTTGGCTTGATTCCGTAGACTCAGCACCACCCGCACCTACAGTAATAGTATATGCCTGACCAGGAACAACTGCATAACCTGTACTGTTAGCCTCGTAACCACCAGCACCACCACCACCGCCACCTTTAAAGCCGCCCGATGCGCCACCAGCCACCACTAAATATTCTACTAGCATTGCGCCGCCACCACCGCCACCAACAGCTTTACCTATAGAGAATACACTTACATTCGCGCTAATCATTACAGCACCAGTGCGTGAATACCAGATGCAGCAGTACCTGTACTCAGGACTCGCTTGATAGAGCAGATCAGGTAGAAGTTATCAGGTACAGTAACTGTGCGAGTAACACCATCCTTGTTATGGAATGAAACAGCACCGCCTGTTGTAACGTACAGGCCGATAGCTATGTTGCCAGTACCTAAGTTATCTGAACCGTCAGCAGGAGTGACGGGAACCATGTCGTAAACGCTGCCATTGAGTTGACCGCTTACACCTTCAAATGGATTTGCCATTATAGAACCTCTTAAATTAAGTTAATTGAGAACGCAGGTAAGCGCACTCTAATGCTAATGCTTCTTCGTAACGTATGCCGTAACGATCTTTCTTGGGATACTCTTCACCCTCTGCCAAAGCGATAGACTTATCATCCCACTCGTCATAGCAAAGCAATCCATATTCAAATGCGTCCAGACCTTCTGCCTCAAACGCAGCCTTTACCTGCTGTGCGATCAGACCAAAGTGCCACCGAGCGCCATCACCTTTAAGCTCTACAGCGTCATCCCACTTGTACTGCACAAAGTTAACATTGGCCCAAGCTCTTAGGACTGCTGCATCAATAGTCCCTATCTGTTGCTTCTCGCGCTCATCAGATGTATTGATAGTGCCGTTACCAGCAAACACTTCAGACCAGCGGTATGTAGCATTACCACACTTGACCACGTTGTCATGGGTAGGGCGAAAGGCATTAGTCTCAATAATGATCCCTTGCACTGCCTGCTGGTTCCACAGGTTCAGCTTGCCCTCTAGTTGGCTAACGGTGTTCTGTAGCCACTCAGTGTTCCACTCTTTAATAATTACTTGAGCCATGATAATTCCTAGTAAGCGTCAATGGAGTATTCAACAATCTTATACTTAAACTTAACTATGCTGCCTGGAGCAATAGTAAAGTTGCCCAGACCTGCGCTTGGTAAGTTGTGTAGGTATGTGCTGAATGTACCAGTTGTTTGCGATGATGTTGTATTGGTAGCTATGACTTGTCGGAAGTTCATCAGACCTGTGTTGTTAAACACAATGCCAAAGTATGCGTCCACCCTAAATACTAGACCTTCCACACCTGTGCCTGAACCGCCTGTAGGGAACTCTACTTCATACACCACAAGCTGTTGACCTGGCTGCAATACATACGGAATGCTGACAGATAGATTAACATTCCCGCCCTGAGCAATAACACTTGGGAATGTAAGACAATGAACCTTCTCTTCTACGCCTCTTTGTACTAACTGATCTGTGCGGCCAATGATCAAGTCATCACTTACTATCGTTCCTGTCACAGCCTTAGATGTGGAGAAGTTAGCTGCGTATGATGGTTGCACACCAACACATGATATAGAGCAGTTAACATTAGCCAACTCATTGTCGTACATAATCAACCCAGTACGACCAGCAGTTAAATACCCTGCGTTCATAATGTTAGTGCCAAAGTCTACAAAGCGGTTTCCATATACCTGCGCCCCATCACCTAATGCCCTTTCAATCATGCCGCCACTTACAGTTACTGTCTCAGAGTTGTAGATTACCAAGCCAGTTTGAGGATTTGCCGTTGAAAGAGTACGCTTGACTAACCCAGCACGAACAAAATCACACCCTGTAATCGTAAGCTGAGAGATGCTGTGGAAGTAACACAGCGTCCCACCTGACTCAAAGAAGTGGCAGTTAGATATGTTAATGAAGTTACTGATCTGATTGTAGCCGCCACCTATATCATACATAGCAGACACATAGCTGCGGTAGATAGAAGCATTGCTCATCACCAAACCATCTAGGCTAGTAGTGTGGATACCGTAGTTCATCTTAATCAAAGAGATGTTTGACACAGTAAAGTCAGCAGCAGCCTCTTCTGTCTTCAAGAAATAGTTGCAGTCCTTAGCGGTCATGTCTTCAATAAATGGCTTAACAGCCAAGCGCAAGGTAGCTACATACACTTCTTGTCCAACACTAGCCCCAGAGTTTAATATGACAGTTCCGCTTCCTGTGCCTACTCCAGTAACAGTATAAGCACTAGAAGCCTGTGGCACACCAGCAATGTAAACAATTAACTGGTTAGCGTCTGGCAACAACCAATTATATGCAAAAGTGGTTTGACCAGCAGTAGCAGTATATGCAACCTCATAAGACTTATTGAAGATACACTTATCTAGGTTCATAAAGTCTAGGCGATTAAGCGTTAGCTCTGCCGTGTAGCTTACATCGATAGCGTGAGTGTTAGCCCTGAACACAGGAGCATCACCAAATGCAGCCTGAGTAATCACTGTACCAGCAAAGGACATCTGCTCTATTGAGCAACCAAATGCACTTACATTACTACCCTTGTTGAATGAAAATGCTGTCACACCATCGCTAATACGGATCAGTGTAGAGCCAGAGTGGACAGTAGGGCTAAAGGAACTTGTATAACCGTTGAAGTTAACACGACCAGCGCCAAGTACTCGTATGCCTTTAGTGATAGACACACCTGTAGAGATCAGGAACTCACCGTCTGGGATCAGTACAGTACCACCGTTAGGCAGGCTGTTAATAGCTAACTGGATAGCTGGGCCATCATCAGTAGTGCCATTCCCTTTCGCACCAAAGTCTAGGACATTAGCACTTGCCCCAGAGATCATGCGGTTTGCTGATTTAGTTAACGCCATGTTTATAGCTCCGGTCTTGTATCAGGGAATCCATTGATGTATTCGCCATCGTCATTCTTAGCTGGCCAGTCTCGTAGGGCAGTCCTGTAAGTTAGTAACTCTTCACGCTGCGGGTGGTCAGGTGTTGCAACGAGTATGTCTGTACGCGAAAGTTCTGCGTTGCGCCAAGTATAAGCTGACAGCACAGGACATACATAAGGTTCGTATTTGAAGGTACTCATTATAAAATCCTCGTATAGATCGTGCCGCCATCCGTACTAACTTTTGTAATTAAGCCTACAGATTCTGTTGTGTTGAATTTAAAAACTTTGTCATCAGTCTCGTTTGTGGAGTACAACTCTGTACCTTTGAAGGCAATCCCACCAAAAGAAGTTGCAGAACTAGACAATGGATTGACACTAAAAGTCACACCTGTGTAATCTCCTGAAGTGGTGTATTGAAAAACTACTCCAGTTGTTACAGTGGCGTATAAAAATGTACCATCTGTACTCAAGTCTTGCAGTTGACCACCTGTTTGAGAATTTGTACTGAAAGTTGTGCCTAGAGTTCCTCCGCTTGAGGTCAACGTATAAGGCTTCACAACATCAGAAGCACCGCCAAATGACTGAACAAAGGCATACACAACACTCCCTATCTTTGCTACGCCAACAATGCCGCTTAAACCTGTTATTGCCCATGAAGTGTCTTTGGCACCACTTGAGTTGTATCTGTGAATAACCCCTGCATTAGAGCCTGCCACATAAAAGTAAGAACCGTCCCAAAAAACTCCCATGTTTTCAGTGTCAGTCGTAGTAAAATTGACGCTTTGATATACACCCGCTGCGTTGTATTTAAAAATCGCATTTGTGTTCAATCTATCGCACACCCAGAAAAAGCTGCCGTCCCAAGTAATCCCAGAAGGGTGAGTCATCTGAGACGCGATAGACCAGTTAGTGTTTGCATAAGTAGCACCAGTCGTAAGAGACGTAGCGTCTGCGTAGGTTGTTGTATCAGAGTTTAATGTCCCAGATTGCAACCACTTCTCGCCTGACGCGGTGGTTATTAAAGAATCAAAGCTGTTGATAACCTTGTTGTCATTGACCTCAGAGCCACCACCACTTATAAAATCACTAAAGTTACTCACGACATCACCCACCCTTGCGTTGCGTCCGTAAATATGAATTGTATGGAGAGATACGCTGCATCCATAGTAAAGTCTGTTGCACTACTCATAATCTTTGATCCGTTTCTAGCTACTACTGTATCGGTAAAGTTGCCTACAGTAATCAGGACTCTCTGCCCTATAGTCGGTGAAGCAGGTAGCGTGATAGTTTTAGTAGCAGCACTAACATAAACATGCGTGTTAACAGTAGCTGTAATAGATGCCGCTGTAACCACTGATGTAATACCTACCGCAACAGGAACTGAAGCTATAGCCGCTGCGCCTACTGCATCATCAATAATCTCGGCTGCACCAACAGAGTCATCAGCCATCTTAGCCAGGGTAACGCCATTGTCTGCAAGACTTAGAGTAACATTGCCCTCAGTACCACCACCTGACAAACCTGTACCAGCAATAACTCCAGTAATGTCACCCACAACATCAGTGTTGCGAATGAACTTTCTTACCTCAACCTGCGAGTTAGCTGGAGGCGCTTCAGAGAAAGTAAGCACTAAACCAGATAGGCTATAGGAACTAACCTTCTGCATTAAGCCATCAATAGATACCTGCAATAAAGATGTGCTAGTAGGGGCATCACTTAATGTGAATGCTGTTTGTGCGCCTGTGCCAGTAAATTCGTCTACTGTGAGTATCTGTGTACCAGTGCCAGCTACAGCATAGTCCAATGCTTCAACAGCACCCGTTAGATCGAATCCTAGTAGCTTTCCAGCCCTTGTAGCTGAGACTGGTAGCTCCATATTAACTGTGCCAGCATCGCTCTCAGGTCGCCTTACAGCGCGTTCTAGGCCTGTTGTACCCTGCTGGAGTGCTAACCACAGTGCATCAAAGTCACCGTTAACGTCTAATGCTAGGAAATCACCGCTGTTCTGGTAGTTAGTTGTACGCGCCAAGTCCATATCTAGGTATATGGCTATCTTGTCACCAGTAGCTGCACCGCTGGTTAGCGTCACGTTACCACCGTATGAGCCTACTCCGCTCAGGGTGTAGTCATTGGAGCCGCCTAACGTCAAAGCTGTACCGTTCTTCAGGACTTTTATGTCACCATCGGCTAACGCGGTAAACGTGTACGGGAATACCGTCTGCCCACTTGTGGCAACATAATCGTTCCTAGTTGTTGCTGCTGTTACTGTCATTTCTGCACCCCAATAATTGTGCTAATTATACTACATTGATCTCTTAAATTCTGCTTAGTCATCGTCAGCCAAATCACGCAAAGCATCAGATAACGCGTTATTTGCAATTCTAGCCGCATTAAGGATTTGGTCATCGTAAGTACGCAAGGCTTCTTCCTTCTCCTTACCACTCATCTCTAGGTCTTTATATACACGCTTTCTTAGCTTGTTAAGCTTCTTGATAATCTTTCCCTGAGACTTAATGATAGGCGTAACAAAAATTAATGCTGCGTTTTCTTCCCTGTATTCTTCCAGCCTTTCATATTTACCTTCCTCTCTAAATATTCTTAAGCCATTCTTGGTTTGCTCTGCCAACTCCTGAGTGTCGTAAAACTGCTGCACACTGTTAGACATGCCTCCAGTTGGATACCTCATGGTAAATGCTCGAACTAATGGCAAATCAACAGGACTTGTAGGGTCTTCTGGGAACTCCTCTCCATTCCACTCTTTTACCTTCTGGAGTAAGATGTCACCCGCATCTGTAATGTAAGGGCCAGATGTTGCTAATGTTCCCCTAATAATGTTGTCTATTTTTGCAGGAGAATAATTAAATACCTTGCCTAGCTCTTGAGCAGTCAATGATGTTCCAGCAGTCTTTCGCTCTTCTGGAGGTAGTTTATCCATGTATTCTGGGTAAATACGCCTGCCCTGAAAGAAGTTGTAATTAGTAATCTGCTCAACAGTAGTCTTGATTGGCCCAGGAAGCACAGCACTAGGGTCATAAACAGGGCTAACTGAGGTAACTATACCTCTAATTAAGTCTTTAGCCATGTCAGCAAACCCCGTTTCTCCTTCAGAATCTGCCCATATCATAGCTCGCTCTACTGTACTGCCAAATATAAAACCTACAGTAAAAGGCTTTGGCACTCTAGCCCAAGTATCCCCTACCTTGAACACCCAAAACATGTCGCGTTGCCACTCAGGAATCTCTAGGTATTCTTTCTTCTCTTCTTCTGGAGCAATATGCAGGTAATATCCTGTCAGTATAATCTGCGGGATAGTAATCGTGGCAGAAGCATACATGATCATTGCTTTAGGATTCTTTCTAATAGCGCGGATAAACTTGTTTGAGCCTTGTACGCCAGCGTTAAAGAATGGAACGTATCTATTTATTTCTTTACTGGCACGACCGCCTCTAGCAAAGTCTATGCTTGCGTCCCTTGCCTCCATAGCTCCTTGTGCATCTGTCATACCTTTTCTTTTGGCTGCGTTATATACGCCTATACGCACACTCTGCTCAACTAGAGAGCCTATATCTTGTGGCAAGTTTAAGGGGTTCTTCAGATACCTTTTGAGCTTGCCTTCATTCTTAAACATTTCTGCGTAAGCATTTTTAATGCCTTCGTCAGACATATTCATATAGCTATTAAATGATGCTCCTGAAGCTCTCCATCTCTCATACAGGTCGTTTTTGCCTATACGAGCCGTTAGACCTTTAACTACGTCAATAACATTTGGCCTAGCTTCGCTTAATATGTAAGAGCCATGCACATCCCTGATAAAGTTTCGCGCCATAAATTCTGGGGTAATGGTTGCGCCAGTACGCAAAATACTTGCAGGGGTGCTTAACAGCCATCCAAGGCCCGTTATTTCTTGCGGCCCCATAGATGTCATTGCCTGAACAAGAGATGGATGCACTTTGTAGTATTTGTTTTCACCTTTAACTAAAACTGTAATCACACCTTCGGGCTGCTTGTCTCGCAGATACGGAACCTGCACCCCTGTTTCTTTGTCTTTTGCCATCCCTATTTCTGGTTTATAGGTGCTAATGTACTCAGGCATTACATCTTTAAGCGCCACTAACTGATTAGCTACACGATTCTGGTAAGAGATGTCAGTAATTCTAAAGGTATTTCTTATAATAGATTCTATAGGGTCAGCAATCGCCTTGTCGCTACCCTGTATTTTCTTTATTACTTGGCCTAGTTTTTTGCCAGCAAACGTACTGCTTGCCTTTATCTGTAAGCCTTGCAGCCCTGCTGTTTCTCCGTACTCCTCATCCATCACTCTCTGGAACGGAATGTAATTAGGGTTCTCTGCCTTAATTGTGTCGTACTTAGCTTTTGACATAACACCAAAGGACACCAGCATTTGCAGCATTCTGTCTTGGTAGTCGTATATCTCTTGTGCAGACGTATCTAGCAATACAATGTCTTCACCATACTTCTCATTGATCCTGGCTAAGTCTTTGATAGACTTTTCTTTTTGCTTCTCAGTAATCTCGACATCTTCTCTATCTTTAAGGTCAAGTGTGTACCTACGCGCAATCAAGTAGTCTATTAAGTCTTTCTTTCTTTTCTTTTGGTTAGGCTCAATACGCATTGCATTGAAGTCAAAATCATCTAGTATTGGCTTTAATCCCTTGCCTGTCTCGACTAACTCCCCCTGCTCATTAAGAACAGTTGTGCCATTGTTAAGAGAGCTAAGAGCCATGCCTGTTACGCCAGAATATAAGCGTACAGCGTCTTCTAGAATATTGTCTTTGCCTCGCTTTGCAGCTTCTTTTGACACATCTACAAGCGCCCCTAAATCGTCAATCCACTTATAGTATTCTTCATTAAATATGCTTTTATCTGCCGCAATAGTATCTGGTTGTTTGCCAGCACTTAGCTGGTCTTGCTGCGCGCTGCTTATAAGGTCAGGTGCAGGGTTGTCTATGTTTTCTATAGATTCTTCTATGGCTTGGCCTACAGTTACCTCAACACCTTCATCAGCAAGAGGGGTATCATCAATGGTTAACTGATCATCAACTATTGCGTCTTGCTCTAAAGATGTAAGCTGATCTACTGACTTCTTAGCATCTTGTGGCGACATGCCTTTGCTAATCAACAGGTTTGCTGCTGCTGATGCACCCGCCTTCGTACCGCCCATAGCCATAATGAGGCCAGACTCAAGCAGTAACTGCTCTGCATCAGGTGTAATGCCATTAAGAACGTCAGCCATTGTGTAGCCTTCAGTCAGGGCTAAATCAACAGACTCTCGCAAGATGTCAGCTACTCTTTCCTCGCCTAACTCCATCAACATGCCGTTCCAGCCAGCCCTAGTAAATACCTCTGACATACGAGCATTGGGCTTAATTAACTTATAAGCCTTATATAGATTGTTTTTAAGGTTAGCAGGAAGCTTATTGATGCTGGTAATTGCACCATTGGTCAAAGCTGCCTTGCCCTTTTGGAATCGCACAGACTTACTAAGCTTTGACGCTACAGCTAAACCTGTTAACTCAGCAGCTACTTCAGCACTTACATAGCCGTATGCTTTTAATGCACTGATGGCTGGGCTTTCTTTAGCCTCACGGAATATTAATTGACCTGTCTCAGAGACTTCCAGCCCTTGCGCGATGCGTATATTACCGTATGCCTTGTATCCTTGCACTGGCATTAGCATGGCACTCTGTGTCGCTACTCGTGCTGTTGCTCCAGCGACTTGCGCTAGGACACGGTTCTTAACAAGCTCCTGTGTCGTTTTAACTGCTGCTGTCTGTACGCTCTTGCCAACACCACCTGTAGCAGCAAACTCCGTCATAAACGCAGGTATCTGCTCTCCATAGTATCTAAACTTGCCGCCAAAAGTCATGCCTCTGACTTCCATCTCAATAGCTTTATCTAGCCACTTATCTAGGTATTGCTTATCTGCCTCAGAAACATCTTGTCCTTCACGAATCCTGTCAGATATACGCAACAAACCAACAGCTTCTGCGCCCTGCACAATACCACCGCCAGGAAGAACTTGTGACCAATCTAAGAAGTCACCTACCTCGCCAATATCAATAGGGTTATTCAGCCACATATCGACAGTGTGCTTAGGGTATCGAGAACGAGCAAG